GATCCTCGAGATCGCCCTGCTGCGGCGCTTCGAGCCGGCCGAGCCGATCGGCGATCGCGTCCCATTCCTCATCGGTCCAGTAAGGCACGCCCCAGCGATAGGCACCGGCCAGGCTCTGGTTGAGCATGTCGATGATTTCGTTGCGCTTGCCCTCGGAGAGCTTCCAGACGTAGCGGGTGTGACCGCTCCGGGTCATCTCCGGTACGCGGGCTTCCGATGTCGCCTGCTGGTAGAAATCGTCTCCGAAGCCGCGGGCGAAACGGATGTAGCCCGCCTGCTCCGGATCGTCCTTCTTGTAGTCCCTATAGAGCCGGATCTTGAAGGCCGAGGCGTTGAAGGTGAAGAAGCGGGAGGACCACTTCTGCTTCTTCGGCTTGCCCTTTCGGTCGTACTCTTTCGTCTGCACGATCGGTGGCGCCGCTTCCGTATTACCGCCGCGCACCATGATGACGCGCGACTTCGGATGCTTGCGAACCCAGTTCCAGACATCGTCGGTATAGGCATTGCCGTCGATGGCGACACGATCGGCGGTGCGTTTGCGGCCGGCATCGTCGAGCCACTCGCGCTGCAGCAACCGATCGAGGGCGGCGCGCACCTCGGTTTCCGAGATGTGACCGGAATGTTCCTTGGCGTCAGCCAGGTGGCTGCCGGCCCGATGGTCGATGACACCGTGGTCGATGACGGCCCGGTACCGATTCCGGCCGTAGCCGACCAGCAGCCATTCGACGCGATCGCCCTGCACGTCCATGCCGAGCACCAGCGCCAGCGCCTCGGCCGGGATGACACCGCGCTGGAAACCGTGTTCCTCGGCGCGATCGCGCAGCACCTCCCAATCGATCGCCTTGTTGTCCGCCTCGAAGGCGAGCCCGAGCCAGTCATTCCAGAACGTCTGCTCGGCGCCGGACCCCTTTTCCCGGTTCTCCGGACCACCGGCCTGGACCGTCAGCCATTCGCGCGCCAGGTTCTCCCAGCGTTCGAAGGGCGAATAAGCCATCCAGATGCGGAAGGACCGATGCCGACGGCCGCGCTCCGGATACCTGGCAACCCATTTCGCCCCATTTTCCGGCTTCACCATCCATTCGCGATGGTGCTCGTGGATCTCGCAGCCGCAATGGATGCAGACGAAATGCGCCTGCTCGGGATGCTCGGGATCGATGTGTTCCCGCATGTTCTCCCAGCGCAGCTCCTGCAGCTCGTGGCAGTGCGGACAGGGGACGTGGTAGGTCTCCTGCGTCCCTTCCTGATAGTTCGACGTGATCTTGCAGCCGGGCGAAACCATCGGCGTCGAGATCTTGAAGATCTTGCCGTTGAAGAATGCCTTGCTGCGGCTGTCCGCCTGAACTTCCGGGTCACCCGCCTCGTTCATCTGCCATTTGGCAAGATCGTCCTGGACCTGCTTTCGCGGCGAGATCATCGACAGGCCTGCCGGCGAGTTGGCACCGGCCGCCTGGATGGCGCCGCGCCCGTCGATGCGTTCCTTGTAGAGCACCGAGTTGCTCGCATCGCGACTGTTCTGCGAGAACAGCTTGGCGATCGCGGGCATCTCGCGCACCAGCGGCATCAGCTTGGTCTTCGACCAGCGGGCGGCGTTCTCCTCCGTCGGGTGGACATAGAGGAAATCGCCGGGCGCCATGTCGAGCGAGCCGAGCGTGAATATGTTGGCACAGATGGTACCGCCGATCTGCGCCGACTTCGCGAGGCTGACGATGTTGCACGGATCTTCCGGCGACAGCGCCCGCAGGATTTCCGAGAAGAACGGCACCAGGTCCTCGTTGTACGGCCCGGGATGGTCCGTGATGCGCTCGGAGAACACGATGTTCCGCTTCGCCCAGTCGAGATAGTCGACCGCCGGCGGCGGCTCGCAAATCTCGGCCAGAACAGTGAGAGCGAGCCGCTCGGCATTGAACAGCACGGTCATTGCTGCTCGTCCTCGACATGCTCGTCCAGCTCGTCAGCTGCAGCGGCAAAGTCGCGCGCCTTTTTCGCCCGATGATCCCGAAACGCCTTCAACAGCACGTGCGTCGCATCATGGGTCGAAACCGAGAACTGCGCGGCAATCGCCTTCGCCATCTCGGGGATACCCTGCTCCATGACCTTGAACGCCTCGGCCACGGCCTTGACCATCTCGCGCCGGGCGTCGTCGGTCAGCATGTACCGGCCGAGCTCGAGCGCTTCCTCGCGCTCCATGCGCGCGGTCGTGATCTTTTGCTGTTTCAGCTTCTCGGCCGCGACCTCGTCAATGAACGGGTCGACGATGACGGTCGGCTTCACAGGCGCTTTCGGCTTCTCCGGAACGTCGAACGACAGCTCGGAAGGAACCGGCGCCGATCGCGTCGCCGTGCCGTTCGCGCCGAACCGCTGCGACGGATCGAGGGTCTTTCGCAGCTGCTCGACCGCGACCGAAGCGCGGATCTTCGCGTTGCGCCCCTCGCCTTCGAGCGCATCGCCGAAGATCTTCCGCTCGGCGATGTACTGCGAGATACGCCCGGCACTGACGCCGACATGAGCCGCAAACGCGCTCTTCGTCATGATGTCAGCTGCAAGGCTCATCTTTAGGGACGCTCGTTTTTTAGCCCGGCTCTTTAGTTTAGGCTCTGACTTTAGGCTTCAAAAAATCGCTCAGACTGGGCAACCTCCGCCGTGCCAAATACCCGCAGGCGGGCGGATGCCAGGAAGGACCCGTGAACCGTTGGAGCGGCCTATCGGGCTGTACGAACCGCCCGCTGAAAGGCGACGGCGAAATGATCGTGGACGTTGGCGACCACGTACCGCTCGACGACTTCACGCAGGCGAAGGCGGACGCGATACGAAACCTGAGGCACGAACAGGATCACCGGATGGATCGCGTTCGTTGCCGGATCGCGCTGGTAAACGCCCGGGTAGAGGTGCGAAGGCTGCTTCGGCACGAAGAACCGGGCGTTCTTGTAGTTCCTGTTCCGCTTGACCGACGACGAGGTGCGGGTACGGGTCGCACCAGCTCCACGATAGTCGATCTGCAGGTCGGCCATGACGCGGTTCAGAAAGCCTTGCGTCATGTTGCCGTAGCGATCGAGCGGCGCCCGCTTCGCTGGTACCGCGACGAGGTTCCGCTGCATCAAACCACGATCAACGAGCTGGCGCTCGAATGCCTTGTGTGTGCGCTGGCCTCCCTCGATCTGCGGCCCGAGGAATGCCGTAGCAGGCAAGCCGCCCTTCGTCCGGTTACCGGTCACGACAACCGCCGCCCTCAGGTTCTGCCGGGACGCGCGGTCATAAACCACGCCCCGCTTGGCGTAAGGGGTTGGCCGGTCGAAGATCCGATCCATCTCCCGCTGGACTTCGATGCGGCCACCCTTGGCAGTCTCGTTCAGCGTCAGCATGATGGCATAGGGAAGCTGCTTTCGCTCGATGTCCGTCAGCGATCGATTGAACTGCTGGAGATCGACTTTGATCTGAGCGTCGATCATCAGAAGCTCCGGAAAAGCCTGCTCATAACCTTAAACGAAAAAGGCGACCTCTCGGGCCGCCCTGTTATCTGCTCATAGCTTTCGCACTGGCCCTGAATCGGTGCCTCGTATCGAGGCTGCCAGGGTATGGGACCGGAGCGTTGTTCCCTGAGGCTTGGCGCCTGCTCTGCCCTTGCACTGAGGAAAGGGGATCGGAGGGTTACGGTATCCAGTTCGTCCGTTGGCAAAATGACTGTCACGACTTTTTGAGAAACGCAAGAGGCATGCTGTCGATGTCGAAGGGGCGACCACGCACGTCGATGCGAACCTTGGCTTTGGCCTGGCGGCACCATTTCACCGCTGTCACAATGCACGTGAAACCGGCGAAGGGACCGAAAACGATATCCGCGTGATCGCCCTCCTTGAACGTCTTGCCTGTCGCGACACGCGGCGCCTCGGCGCCCTCGCAAATCCTTTTGAACATTGCGACATTCTCGTCTCTAACGATGTGATAGCCCGATGCTCCGCCGACGATATCGAGCACGTTCCTGTGCCGCCGTAGTCCGTGGAAGGCCTCTGGAGAGGGAACGCACCGCACCAGCAGGTAATTCGGGAAGTAAGGAATATCGCTTTCAAATTTCCGGCCATGGCGAACCTTGACGACCCGTTCGCGCGGCATGAACGCTTCAACGTTGGCGTCCCGAAGAGAGTTTTCCACATCGAATTCGCGGCCCTTCTTCACGAGCAGGCAATACCAGCGAGCCAAATCGGGGTTCATTTCTGTCACTTTCATAGAGGCAGCCCTCAAGTTTCGTTCTGTGATTCGGCGCATCCGGTCCTCGAAACGATCACCGCTCTGCAGCGCGATCGGGCTTCCGGTCATTGTCCTACGCTGCATGATCATCGCCCTTGCTCCTGTCTGCGAGATAGTCGGAAATCCGTTCGCGGTAGCGCTCGACAGCCTCGGCAACGAGGAGGTCGAGATCGCCCTCACCTTCGATCGGCGGGAAGTAGGACCAGTCAGGCAGCTTGCCTTCGGGGAAAGGCCAGCCACGGCGCTGGTGCTCGCGGCGCCATGCTGCCATCAGGTCGCCGTCTCGGTGTATATGCTGAAAGCCTTGCGATGCCTCCTCCAGAACCAGGGGGCAAAGCCAGCCCTGGCGCTCCCGAGCCCGTTCATGCATGGTGTTGACCGCTGGCCAGCCGCATTTCATGCGCTGTTCTGCCCGCACAGCATCGAGCGTCGTCTTACCCTGCCTGATCAGCGACTGCTGGAACTGTGTTGGGGGCGCAATGATACCCGTCGGCGGCAACAGCAGATCGGCAGTGCGGGTCGCAGACCAGAGCTTGCCGAACGGCGCCGCCATGGCATTCGCCGGCTTCGCGGCCCCATCCTGCGCCGGCACGTCCCGCCAGAGCTTCTCGCCGAAATAGGTCGACGGCGCCGGAGTATGGGACTTCTTCTGCGCCTTCAGCAGCTGCAGCCAACGAGGGAAGCGCTCGGCCGCCTCCCGCCGCTCATCAGCCGAAAGGGCGAACCACGCTTTCCGGGCTGGCTCTTTCGGCATGCCGGCGAACCCCGGCCAGTCCTTCACCAGCGCCCAGAAGGCGGCGTCGATCTTGCGCGGATCCGGCTCCTGCCCATCTTCCGAAGCCTCGCGCCCGCCCTCTCTCAGATTCTGATAATCAGTATTTGCTGAATCTGAGTTATTACTATGTGCCGATTTTACCGGCGACGGCGGAACCGGCGACGGCGATGCCGTCGCCGGCAAATCCGTCTGCGGCAAAGATGCAACACCCTCGGATTCGGCAGCTGCCGACACCCTCGGCTCGTCGAAAATCACCAGCACGGAGACGCCGAATTTCCCGTCCGCCCGCTGCTGCTCGCGCTCTGCATAGCCGGCGTCCACCAGCTCGGCGATCATCTTGCGGGCCTTGTCGCGCCCGCAATTGCCCTTCTTAATGATGTCGCCGATCACGACAGTCCAGTTGTCCGGCTTGGAAAGCAGGTAGCTCAACAGCCACCGCGCCTCCATCGAGAGCCGGTCGTCTTCAAAAACATGGTTCGGTATCGCCGCATAACGTGCATTGCGCACGCCGCGTCGGATCGTGGCTTCCTGGCTCACTCCGCCGCCTCCAAATTCAATTCGACTTGCTGATAGGCGCGCCGATCGGCGACGAGCGCCGCGGCACGCGGATTGATCCAAAGCACCTCGGTCCGGGCATGGCCGCCATCGGTGAAAGAAGGGGATTCGACGCGCAGCCAATCGCATAGGGCGGCGTCGTAGAGCGCGGAGGGATAGCCGGAGAGCACGACGTGCGCCTTCGACGCCCGAAGCGCATCCAGCAACTCGGCATGCTGCGCATCGGTCATTTCATGGGCGTAGTGCCGGCCGCTACGCGTCTCCGCGACATAGGGCGGGTCGACATACAGCAGGGCGTCCGACCGGCTGAAGCGCCGCACGAGCTGGAGCGCATCGCAATTCTCGATGATCACGTGCCGAAACCGTTCAGCAATGGCAATGACCTGCTCCGGCACCTCGACTAGTGAGCGGAGGCGAGCCGCGAAACCGTCAGGATTGACCCGGGTGTCAAAGCCCGACCGAGAATTCGCACCCTTCGAATTCATTCCCATGAACGAGCGGGCGATGAAACGACGTGTCGCCTCAACATCGCAGTCGCTCGGGTCGTACAGCAAGCGATATTCGTCACGGGCGAAGGGCGTCAGCTCAAGCGCCAAGGCCAGCCGCTCCGGCTGCTCGCGAATGACGCGGAACATCCGCACCAGATCCCGATCGAGGTCGTTATAAATTTCCGATGTCGCGCGCGGCTTTCGGAGCATGACGCCAGCCGCTCCGCCGAACGGCTCGACATAGACGCGATGCGCCGGAAAGTGGCTGATCACCCAAAGCGCAATCCGCCACTTGCTGCCATGCCAGCGAAGAACGGGACGATCCGGAGCGTTCGTCATGCACGCCCCCATTGTAATCCGTGATTGCCGCCACCTATATCGCTGGCATCAACGACGGAGAGAATGCAGTGCGAGCCTGGTGGGATCGATACGGTTGGATAGTCGCCTTCATAGTCCTGGCCGCGTTGGCCGTCATAATCATCTTCGATTACTTCCCTACCAGGGCTGATATGTGCGGGGACGGAGCAGAGCACTGCTTTCGAGAGTGGGCTTCCGCGTTGAGCGGATGGGCTGCTGCCGCTGCAGCCTTGCTCAGTATCACCGTGCTGGTCAAGCAGCTGAAATCGCAGCAAAGCCAAACTGAGTTCATGGTTGGCGACGCGCTCCCGACGATCATTGCACATGATCATGACGAGACAAACCTCTTCACGATCACCCTTTATCTCACCAACTGGAACAGGCGCCCCTTTCTGGTCGAGTCCATCGCCGACGCAACGATCGGGATCCACTATGACCTTGAGATCATGGACGTCAAAACCGGAGATCAATCCGTTTTCGGATACCTCGGGGAACTTGAGAGTGAAAGGCTGAAGCCACCAGTTTTGGTGCGCGGATGGGAGGACCGGAACTCCCCTCCCCCGGAAGCAAAGTTCGCGGTGCGTGCGATTGCGAGATCCGGCAAATACGATGCGAAAACGCCAATCACCTTGAAGATGGGCGGCACGCTCCTCGGAGATAAGCGCAGATCCATAGACCTGACGGCCGAAGGGCTCGTGCTTACGTTCTAGCGCCATCAGTCTTTCCCTCTCCCGCGCCCCCGCGCGCAATGATCTGAATTCCGATGCGGGCGTATTCCCGCGACATGCGAATTGTGTTCGGCGCAAGCCCGTCCCGGCCGCGCGTCGCCGAAAGCGCCGCGATCTCGGCTGCGAAGTAGGCTAGGCCCTCGTGAAAACCGGCCGCAGACAGCAGCCGGTGGATGGTCACCTGGTCGCGAACGATCACCGCGAGCGGCGCTTCGAGCAGCCATCGCGCCCGCGCCGCATGATCCGGCGCATCGGCAAGTTCTTCGATGATGGGAAGGAACTGCGTCACGCCACTCCTCCGCTGACCCGCTCGATCTCACGTACGACCGAGACGGCCGACCTGCCACGGGCAAGGCGCTGGCCGATCTCCTCCGGATCGAATGCAAATGGGGCCGAGGCAATTGCCTCGCGGAGGGCCTTGGGCAGGGCGTCGAAGGCGTGCATCACATCGGCGGAAGGTCGAATGGCGAGGATGCTGATCATGCTTCCTCGCTTTTGGCGCATCTCACGGCGTCGCCATCGGACGCCCGCTTAACCTTGTCTTCGAGTTCCCGCAGGCGCGCGGCGCCGCCGACCGTTAGTTGCGGTGGATTAGAGGGCCACACCAGGCCGAGAGCGATCATCTCCTCGAGCAGCGGACCGCCGCCCATGCATCCGCCGTCGACCGCGCCCAGCGCCTTGAACTCGGCTAGTTCCTCCTTGGTCACGCAGGCGCGCCCGTCGCGGGCATCCTCGGGGGATTCCTCCTCGCCTTGCGGCACGCCCGCCTGGTTTCCCCAGAACGTCCAATTGCCGTTCAGCCGAACGTCGCCGGCCACAAGGCTCTCGCGCCGTTGGAACAGCTCCAGCTTCGGGAGGTCCGGATAGAGCCTCTCGATCATCTCCGCGAAATAGACGGGCTTGGCCGAGTGTTCGCCCTTCACCTCGGCATGGACCGAGGCGCTCTGCGTGCCGGGGATCGGCGCCGGGAAGTTCCCGCGTTTGCCGAGGAGGAGGAGCTCGTGCCGGTCCCGCACCCACCGGCCCATGCCGATACGCGACTTATCCCAAACGAGGCAGGTGACGTAATCGAATCCCCAGCCGCGCAGCACGTCGATGCCGTCGTCGAGCCGGTTGGCCGTCACCCATAGGAAGAGCAGCGCGTCGCGCGTCGCCGGGCTCGCATCCCCGGCGCAGAGCGCCTTGATCTCTGGAAGCGGCATATGTGGATAGGAAAGCCCCCTATCCTGCCCCCGCTCCTCGCTCCAAGCTTCCTGCTCCCATGGCGGATCGGCATAGATGATCGGAAAGGCGGCGCGCGGCATTGCACCGGCCGACACCGTGCCGCGCTCTGCAATGGCGCGGATCACGGCGCCGCGGATCTTGCGCGAGAGCGCCTGCTTGCCGTCGCGGATGGCCTTAGCCTCTTCGGCGACGCGCTTGTCCGCCTCCCGCAGCGCCTCGACATAGGCGAGCTGCTGCTGTTCGGTGAGCCCCTTGAGCCGGTCGAGCGTCACGCCGGTATCATGCCGCGTGCCGCGGATCTGCCGCAGCGCCCGCTCGCTGATCTTCTCGCCGCGCTCCGCATCCAGCCGGATAGCGCGCTCCGATTTTCCCGTCGCCTCCGCCGTCACGGCGACAAAACCTTTCGGCGTATCGTTCAAGTGGCAAACTTTGCCGTTTGATCGCCGGTCGCCGCCCTGCCCCGTTTCCGGGTGGCGAATCAGATGGATTTCCTTGCGGCGAAAGGTGAAGAGCGCCCGATCTGCCGGCGTCAGTTCAGCGCGACAAAGGTTCTCGTCAATCTCCCAAAGCTCCGCGTCGAGATCGTCGCCCTCTTCGACAAAGGCGAGGATGTCGGCCCAGCCGAGCGACCGGGCCGCCTCGAGCCGGTGAAGCCCAGCCGACAGGAGGAAACGCTCGCCGTCCGGCCGTCGCGTCACGCTGACCGGCGTGCGATGCCCAAGTTCAGAGAAGGATGTCTGGAGTGCCACGACCTTCTCCGGGTCCGCCTGGCGGAGCCGGAAACCGACATCGATCCTATCGAGCGGAATGCGGATCAGAGCGCGTCCGGGTTCCGCTACGGCCGGCACAGGGAGGCGATCGGCGCCCTCATCGGGTTGAACCCGAGAATCCGGCGCGCCAGGTCCGCCTTCGCCCCCCTGCCCGATTTCCGGCGGCGTCACCCCGGTTAGCTCGCAAAGCTTCGCCGTCGGATACCAGACCGCCCCATCTTTTTTGTCTCGCGCGAGGAACTGGCGGCTGTTCAGATTGCGGCAAACGGCAGTGTCGGACTCTTTCGGCGCCCGATAGATGCCGTTCCGCAACACCGCGTCGACGATCTCGCGCGCCTTCGGTCCAAGCTTCGGAAGCGCCGCGCCGCTCATGCTGCTTTCACCGCACAGAATTCGTGCCGGTTAAGCAGCCGATAGCCCTGCCCCCATACGGTCTCGATCGTGACACCAAAACGCGCGAGCTTCTTCCGCATCTTGCAGACGAAAACATCGACGATCTTCGTCTCCGGCTCCACGTCGGCACGGTCGCTGTATAGGGCGATCATCACGGATTGCTTGGTGGCCATGTCACGGGTCGCGAGATGCGCGAAAACGAGGGCCTCGCTACTCGTCAGTCCGAACTCGATAGGAACGGGCACCGTAGTTGGCGCCAGCGCCTCTTCGAGTTGGCGTACCCGCTCACGGAGAATGGCGATCTCGCGCTGGAGATCGAGAACGATCCTGTCCATCAGCGCGCCTTTCGCCGGTTCATGTAGATGACGGAGGCCAGCGCACGCCAAAGCGGCATCTTCCGCTCGGTGGCAAACCGCTGCGCCTCCTGCTCCAGCGTCGATAGTCGCGAGGAGATCAGCAACGAAATGCGCTCCGGTTCAATTTCGCCGGCATATTCCTTGGCGAAAAGAAGGTGCTCCACCGCGCGGATCATCGCGGCAGAGACCGGGGCAGCACCCCCTTTCACGCACACTTCCAGCACCTTGCGCGCGCCGACAGCATGGCGGCGGCTGATGACGGCGGAAATCGTGCTGATCGCCATCGTCTCACCCGGCTTGAATCGGGAGAACGGCGGTGGGTTCTTCAGGATTGACGCACCGGCTCGCTCGCAGACCTGCGCGATGGTCAGCGCATCCTCGTCGCCGGCCGCCACCATCGCCGTGTGCAGCTGCGTCGGGGTGACCTGAATGCGATCGCGGTTGTGGCGGACAAAGGCATTGGCGCGCAGCTCTTGCCGATCCGCCTTCACGACGAGCACCGGCAGTTGCTCGATGCCGCCATGCGTCAGTGCGCCAAGCGCGGTATGCTGGCCGTCGATCACTTGCAGCTTTCCGTCGACCTCGACGACGACCGGCGGCTTGAATGCCGTCCAGTCCCATTCGCCGATGATCTTGCGGATCAGCCGCATGGAACGATCTGAAAGCCCGCGTTGATAGGACTCGTCCACCCAAAGCTCGGAGGGAGAGACCATCCGGACCTCCGGCGGCGCCGAAGTGATCTCGGCAGGCTTCACGTCAGGAAATTGCAATGCCTCAATTGCTCTCACGGCCTTCTTCCTTCCGATTGTTCGATGATGCTGCAGACCTCGTCCTCGCCGATGCCGAGTTCAGCGGCGATCGAGTGCGTGTCGCGGTTCTCCTGGAGCCAGAGCGTCAGCACGCGTTCGACGAGGACCTGACGGGAAAGCCTTGGGTCCCCCGTCAGCGACGACGGCACGGAGGAGCTTAAGGACGGGGCAGAATTCCTCATTCCACCCTCGCCAGACGGTCGAGGTACTCCGCGCCTCTCGCCGTCAGCCGCACGTCGTCGCGGCTACGACCGATCCACGCGACGAAACCGGCGGCGAGCGCCCTTTCGAGCGCCTCGCGATCGGCATTGCGGACGAGTTTGTATGTGGTGCCGCCGGCGCGCACCCGCCGCAGGAAGGCGAGGCAACGCGGTCCGACCGGCCCGCCGGCTGTCCAAAACTTCGAGGAGAGAGCGGCACCCTGCATCAGTGCACTCCCTTGCGGGGGATGTCGCCGAAACCGGCTCCGCGCATCGTTTCGAGCGCCGCGCGCAGGCCGTCGACGGTCGCCTCATCGTCCAGTCCGGCCGTGATCGCCGCTGCGGCACAGGCGACGGTCACGACGCTAACCGCCGATTCCGGGTCGTCGGGCAGCAGCGCGCAGATCGCATTCACCGTCTTGGTTGGGTTTTCCGGATTGCCGTCCATCAGGCGGCCCCGTCCATCATCATCGCCTCGAGGCGGGCAAGATCCTGCTTCGCCGCCACGATGCGGTTGCGGATGGCCTGGCGTTCTGCCGCGTCGATGCGGCCATCCTCGATCGCTTGGGCGACGGCGCGCACGACATCGTCGAGCACGCCGTCGAGGCGCAGCACCGCACTGGCGGTGACCGCGCCGAAGCTGGAAACCCGCTCGTCTTTCACGATGCGCGACATGGCGGTGAGCAGGAACGGATGATCGCAGCGCCGATCTAGTTCGGCAGCGAGATCGAGGCGAATGAAGCTGTCGCGCCATTCCTCGCCCGTCGAGGCGTATTTCGTCAGCGTCGACGATGCGACACCGAGCGCTTCGGCCGCCCGGCTCACGCCGCCGAGAGCCTCGTAACCCGCAGCCGTGGCGGCCTTGATGATGGATGCATGTTGGTCAGAAATCGCACGCACGAAAACACCCCTGAGTTTGGGTCAAGGAAAAAATCAGTCGAAAGGATTCCGTGAAGGCCGCGCGCCGGCGGCCTAAAGGTCGACCCATCAGATCACGGAGGGCCGCATGGGTACGCAGAGGCAAAAACAGAGGCAGGGACGCGCCGCGATCGGACGCGTCCCTGCCAGGTGGCAAGGTCGCCAGTTGGGAGGAGGAGACCGGTACCTTGCTGGGAGAACATCATTCGGCCGGCTCCACAGGATGCGGCAGATCGACCGGCATCCCTCTCGTCGCACAGTTAGCGGCGTAGAGATCCTCCGGTCGGTAGGACGTGAGCGCAATGATCACGGGCCAGTGGCGATCGGGAATACCGGTCTTGCTCCACTTGTAGACGGCGTCCTTCGAGATATCTCCGCCGGCCTTGCTGCTGGCCTGCGCGATGGCGTCTGGACCGCCTGCGTCCTTGATAATCTGCTTAATGGTGGGCGTGCTCATGCATGAACCAATACTGGATTTTAAATCCAACTACAAGGCTACCGATTTCCAGACCGGAAATTATTTCCGAAAGTATGATTATACCATGAGCTGGTGGAAGAGATTGGACGAGCGGCGTAAGGAGCTGGGCTGGAACAAAGCCGAGCTGGCGCGCCGCTCTGGCATCCCCTACGACAATATCAACAAGTATTTGCGAGGCGAAATCGAGCAGCCGCGCGGAGATGCCCTTGAAACCCTCGCTCGGACAATCAAGCGGCCGCTCCTGTGGCTCAGAGACGGGATAGAGTTAGAAGGCGGCGAGCTGGTGCCAGCACCAGGGCGCCTGGTCGCTGGGGCACTAGTCGGCAAAGTCGAGGCGGGCACATTTCGAGAGGTCGACGCATTCGACCAGACCGAGCGCGAGATAATCGCCGTTCCACCGGATGAGCGCTTCCCCAATGCTCGAATTCTGGTCTTCGATGTTGCCGGCGACTCAATGAACGACCTCAGGCCGCGCCCGATCCTCGATGGTGACCGCCTGATTTGCGTTGCTTACGAGGACGTGGCCCACGAGGCCGTGCTGCGAGACGGCATGGTAGTTGTCGTTGAGCGTACGCGCGACGGAGGTCAGACTCGTGAATGGTCTGTGAAGCAGGTCGAGATCTATCAGGGGCGCACGGAATTCCATCCGCGCTCCAATAATCCCAAGCACAAGCCGATCGTTGTAGAGAGGGACGTTTTTGCGGATGACGGCTCCCAGGTCGAAGTGGTCGGCCTTGTTCGCCGGGTCCAGAACGACCTTCCGTTTTAGGCCGCAAAGCTCTTCAGCAGATCGAAGGCCTGACAGGCCGTGCGGATTTCGCCTAGCAGCCAACTCGGCGGCTCATTGCACATGAGCGTCTGATTGTCGGCGCCAACGAAGTTCATCACAGGATAGACGCCGAACCATTCCCCCGTGTCGACTGGCGCGAGGCGAGCAATGCGAAAACTGTAACCCGGAAATTGTCGCTTCAAATAGTCGGCGAAGCGCTCCTTCGCCGCCAATATGTCGGGGCGTACCGCTGCCGGCGGCACGACGATGAACTCCGTGACGCCCTTACAGTCCATAGCTCCGCTCCTGGCTAATTCCGATAATCTGCCCCACAAGCCCGGCGCAGACACAGTTGAAGCGGAGCTCTCCGAGAAATCCGCTTTCCACCAGCTCGTCCACATCACAAGGCGCATCATCGACCGCAGGAACCTCGACCGTCCGGGACGACTCCCTCAGGCAGTTGTCGCAGCGGATGTGCAGCCTAAACACTCTCGGCAAATGACGTAGCGCAACGCTCATGTTTGTTCTCCTTTCGTTCGCATAATCCAGATGCGAGAGCCCGAGTCGAGTCGTTTCCAACGATATGGAAAATAAATCCAATCATCCATTGACGTGCCCGTTAACTGGATTTAATTTCCATATTGTGAACTTCTCATTTAACCGGAGACGAACGATGCAACCGAACGGCGGAATTCACACCAGAAACACCATTGAACGCATGGCCGAGGCGATGCGCACCATCGGCGACGGCTGCACGGATCATGACCTGATCCTGAAAGGCTTCACCGAGCGCCAGATCACGCTCTTCGGCCCGAAGGCCACCGAACTCGCCACCGTCATGGCCCAGGCGGCGTAGCGCCATGACGAAGAGGGCGCGCCGCCGTGGGCCCCTGCCCCTGTGGTTCACGCGCGGCGCGCTTGCCACGAAGAACTCTCTGGAGATTTCCAAGATGATAAAGCTTGGATCCTTTGCGAAGGACCGCATCACCAACTTTGCAGGCGTGGTGACTGGCCACGCGGAATACATAACCGGTTGCGACCAGTACCTTTTGTCGCCTCGGAACTCCGATAAAGAACCAAGGTGGTTCGATGAGCAGCGGCTCGACGTAGATCCGATTATCGCTCCGATAACGATCGACAATAGCAACGGCGCCGGCGCGGACATCCCCGCACCGGTGAAGTGACCAGCCATGGGCGCGGCCGCGAGCTGCCCCTGTGGCCATGCGCGGCGCGCTCGCCCGCCTCGCCTTCACCCTTCCCCTTCACCTGATCCTGCTCTGGAGCCTCTGGCCATGACTGAGCATTTCACCGGACACAACAAGGCGCGGCGCGAAGCCAGCCCCAATCGCTTCTTCCTCGCCTGCGCCATCCTCGCTCTCTCGATCGCATTCCTGATGTCCGCCGCGCTCGCCGGCACCACCGCCTTCCGCAAGGAATGGCAGTTCGCGGCGGATGCGAAGGTATGATGCCGCAGCTCGTCACCCTTCCCATCGGCCGCGATGCCGCTACGCGCCACCAGCGCGCCAACGCGGTGCCGGTTGCCGCCCTTCGCGGCCATGATCTCACCGTGGCCGAGCGCTCCGCGCTGCTCGACTGCTACGCCACGCCCGATCGCACCTTCCTCGAAATCGCCACGACGCACGGCGTCGACCGCGAGCGGCTGCAGGAACTCTGGTTCGATCTCTTCCTCGCCCCTTCCCGCCGCTGATCCAAGGAAACCGAAATGACGGTCAAGATCCACGTCCGCAATCCCGTCCCGCCCGCCGGCCTTGCCACGTCGACCGCGCTTCTCAAAGAGCCGGCCGTGCGCGCCGGCTATCTCTCCGGCATGACGATCCCGCGCCTGGCGCTGGCCTTCGGCGTCACCGAGTATGTCATGCAAGACTATGTCGCCGAGCGCCGCTGGGGCTGGAGCGCCGCCGAGCACCGCGGGATCCACGAGGATAGCCGCCGCACCGTCGTCTTCACCCGCGCGTCGCGCGAGACCGGTGGTTACGACATCCGCCCGATCTCCGTTCCGCGCATCACCATGCACGTCAGAGCCATAGAGGCGCGAGCATGAGCGTACCCCAGCAACATGCGGCGGGCGACGTTGATGCAAAGGGCCTCGAAGTCGTTGAGACGATCTTTCGAGACCTGCGCGACCGCCGTTTTCTCAAATGGATTTTCGATGAGCGTGGCGACGCATGCTTTATCGCGAACTTCGCCGACGGCGAACCGCTGAAGGGCCTAGATCTCGAAGTTCAGGGCGAGATCAAGGACTCCTGGCAAGCGATCATCAGCAAGGCACTTACCCCCGCATCCCAGGCGCATTTGCGGGTGAAGCCGCTCGAATGGAAGCAGGTCGCACTAGACAGTCACGAATGGAACTGGCTCGCGGTCGCCAAAGCTGAAACGCCTTTTGGAACGTACTCTATCGAGAAACATACCAAGGGCTTTCTTCGGGTGATGTTCGGCACCCAGCGCGTCAGTCACTTCGAGCCAGGCCAACGAGCCGAGGCCGAGGCCTCCGCCCAAGGCGACCTCGAAGCTCGCATTCGCGCCGCCCTTGCCGCCACCGCGACGGAGGGCTCCGACCGTGGATGATAAGGTTATCGCTCTCGCCCAGGGAGGGCTACCCCTGCCAATCGCCCGAGTAATGCAACTGGCCAACGAACACCTTGGCGTCCGCCTCGTTGCGGACGTTGACTACGATTTTGACCGCCTGCTCCTTCGGGACTTCGTCCCGCGCAAGATCAGTCACAATCTTAGCCGCCTCTCTCCGAACAGCGTCTGGGTCGGGAAGTTCAACCCCTTCGTCATCTCGCATCGGGCCTTCACCGTTGATGACGTCGAAGAAGTATCTGGGCATGCATCACCTTTCGTCAGCATAGATGGCCCAAAACCACTCTTTACCAAAATCGTTCCCGGCGGGACCTCGATCAATATCGAAGCTAACAGGCGCCAAACGGTCTGGCGCTCGTGCCCCGCACCGAAGATGAGGGAGGCGGGACAATGAGCATCGGATCCACTCACCGCGCCGCCATCAACGCCTTCAATGCGGCGGCCGTCAAACCGCGGCCCGTCAGCCACCGGACCATCCGCACCGCCTTCCAAGACCAGAACGTCGATCTGCCGCTGCGTCTCTCCGAAGACGACGTTGGCGTCGTGCTCGATCGCCACGGCTGCGATGTCTTCACCGTCGACGTCAACAACGAACGCCCTGACGAGGAGGCGATGGCGATCGCGCTCTTCATCGTCGAGTGCGTCAACGAAGCCGCCGGCTTCACCGAGGAGAAGCTCGATGCCTGACCTCCTGCCCTTCCGCATCCATTTCGAAGATCCGGAGATCGCCCCGCTCGATCTCGACGCGCGCAACGCCAAGCACGCGCGCCAGCTCGCCGCCACCCGCCGCGGCGTGCCGGCCGGCGCAATCCGCAAGGTCAAGATCATCAGGGAGAACGTCAATGGCTAGGCGCCTTCCTGCACAAGGAGAAGGGCGAAGCGCCATGACGAAGCCCGTCCGAGTCCAGCTGTCCCGCCGCAGGGGTTTCGACCTGCAGGCGCATTCCGAGTCGATCAACGGCCTTGAAGTCGTGCACGTCGGCCGCCCCGGCCCGTGGGGAACCCCGTTCATCGTCGGGAAGAGCGGCGACGCCGCCTATTGCGTGGACCTCTACAAGGCACTCCTCGCCGGATTGCTGCGCGTCGGCGCCAGCCCCGATATCGAGGCACTGGCGCGCACCCGCCGTTTCGTCGCTGAAAATATCCACGAGCTGCGCGGCAAGAACCTCGCATGTTGGTGCAGGCCTGGTGCGCCGTGCCATGCCGATGTGCTGCTCGAAGTCGCCAACCGCCCGATCTGCGACGAGGTCCGCCGATGAGCCATCCGGAGCCCTCACCGCAACAGAAGCGCATGGACGCCATCCGCAACCGGGTCGCGCTCGCGACATCCGATTGGGGCATCCAGTCGGATGGCGGCAAGATCTGCCTGACCGCTGCAAGCCAGGAAGGCAATTTCCTCGTCGCGACGATCGCGGATGGCGCGCCGATCGGCGACAGCGAGATGGTTCTGAACGCGCCCTACGATTTGATTTGGCTTCTCCGGACCTACGATGCCCTCGCCGGCCGCTATCGCACTCTGGTCGCCGAGAAGCGCCGCTACGCGCCTTCGCAGCGCGAGAAGCCGAAAGACTACGCCGCCGAATGCGCGATGAAATTCGCCGAGCCGGCCTTCAAGAAATTCCTCGAGGAGCGCCACGGCCTGGCGCGCCCGCTCACCGACGATCGCGCCGCAACGAAGGTCCGATCCATCCTCAACATCGGCTCGCGGGCCGAGCTGAACGACGACCCGGCCGCAGCTGCCCGCTGGCAGGATCTGCGCAGCGCCTTTGACGCATGGAGGCGCCGCGGATGAGCAGCAGACGAGATCGGATCAGAGCGAAGATCATGTCGCGGGTTTGGATCGACTCGGTGACCGGATGCTTTGTCTGGACCGGCCCAGACTCTGGCAAGAACGGCCGGGGCAAGGGCTACCCCCGCATGTCTCTCGACGGCCAGACCGTCGCCGTTCACATCGCCATGTGGACCAACGAGCATGGTTACATCCCCGGCAAAAAAGAACTCGATCACGCCTGCCGCAATCGTCTTTGCGTGAGGCCGGAAAAGGATCACGTCGAGATGGTGACCCGCAAGGAGAACGCTAAGCGTCGAGAAAAGGCGAAGCGCGGCGTGATCGGCCACAACGGCGGACCAGCATTCATGTGTGAGGAAGCGTAGAGATGAGAACCCCGGACCCGATTACCAGCCAGGTCTTTTCGACATCCTTCCTGCTCTTTGCGCAGTACGGCGGCAAGGCGATCATTCCGGTCGAGGATGTCTGCCGCGACTATTTCAATCACTTGACGCCTGACAAGTTTCTCCGGAAGGTCGGCACGGGTGAAATCGCCCTGCCGGTGGTACGAGCGGAAACGTCTCAGAAGTGCCAGAAAGGCGTCTACTTGCAGGATCTGGCCGATTATCTGGATCTGCGGCGCGAGGCGGCACTAAGGGAGTTCCGTCAACTGCACCGGTGAAAATATAATGCGCTCGCGTTCCCGCTTTCTCCCCTCTTCCCGTCTGTTCGCATAGATTCCATCCTTTCTGTCGGCTCTCGTTTGATCGCCTTCAACCCGTTGCGCCGTGCTAGCGCGATCCGAAGCTTTGTAGCAAACAATGCGTACAATCGTCGAGTGAAAGAGAGATTGTTAATATAACCGATAGAAGAAAATAGATCGATCCAGATGATTTGGATGTATTGTTCCTTCGCAATTAATACTTTCGATTGTATCTTGTGGCTAAAATCGGGCAGCTCTCGGCGCCTGCAACTGGATATTCTGTTGCAGATCAGTCAGTTATAATATTCTTGCGTAAGCCAGCACTTTCTGTGCCATCCTGCGCCGCGCTGGAGGCTGAGGTTCGAAACATGTCCTAAACTTTAGGGAAGGAAGCAGGACAATGCGTAGAACAGGAAAAACTATCATCGGCTCATTGCTTGGTCTC